CGCCGATATTCTTCAGCTGAGGCTCACGATTGCTGAAGAGGGCAGAACTTACACAGTCCAGACCGATGGCGGATTTCTGATTAAAGCCAACCCGGCTGTTTCAATGCTGGCTGATGCAGACCGGCGATTTAAAAGCTACCTGGTAGAGTTCGGCCTGACACCGGCTGCCCGGTCAAAGGTGAACGTGAATGGTGGAGAAAAAGAAGAAGACCCGCTCAACCAGTTCTTCGGTTGATCCGGCGACGCAGTATGCAAAGGACGTTACCAGCGGTGCGGTTATTGCCGGACCAGACATCCGCGCCGCTTGCGCCCGGCACCTTCGCGATCTGGAGGAAGGGCCAGATCGTGGCCTGTTCTGGGATGTTGAAGCTGTAACTCGCGTCGTAAATTTCTTTGCTCAGGTTCTGAAGCTAAACGGCGGTGAGCATGAGGGTAAACCTTTCATCCTGCTGCCGTGGCAGTGTTTCATTGTTGGCTCCCTGTTTGGCTGGAAGGCGGAAGACGGCACGCGCCGCTTTCGCATGAGCTACATCGAATCGGGTAAGGGCTCAGGTAAATCGCCTCTGGCAGGTGGTGTTGGTCTTTATCTGCTGATGGCAGACAAAGAACCCCGCGCCGAAGTTTACGCGGCGGCCACGAAAAAAGACCAGGCGATGATCCTTTTCCGCGATGCGGTGACGATGGTCGATCAGTCGCCCGCGCTGGCGCAGCGCATCACCAAATCCGGCACCGGCCTGAACGTGTGGAACCTTGCGTTTCTGCAGACGGGCTCTTTCTTCAAGCCGATCAGCTCCGATGATGGTCAGTCAGGACCACGTCCACATGGCGCACTGATTGACGAAGTGCATGAGCACAAAACAAACGCCGTTGTTGAGATGATGCGTGCCGGTACAAAAGGCCGCCGTCAGGCGCTGATGTTCCTGATCACCAACAGCGGCCACGACAAAACCAGCGTCTGCTACGAGTACCATGAGTACGGGCGCAAGGTTGCCGCCGGAGACCTGGAGGATGACAGCTTTTTCAGCTTCATCTGTTCGCTGGATGAGGGCGACGACCCGTTTAAGGACGAATCCTGCTGGGGCAAGGCTAACCCGTCGCTGGGCCAGACCTTCACCGATAAATATCTGCGGGAGCAGGTAACGCAGGCGCGGGGCATGCCGTCAAAAGAAAGCATCGTCCGCCGCCTGAACTTCTGCCAGTGGGTGGAAGCGTCCGATCCGTGGATTGACAGCGACACCTGGATGAACTGCGAACAGGATTTTGACCCGGAGGATTTAGCGGGTGAAGAGTGTTATGGCGGTCTGGACCTGTCCGGCTCACGTGACCTGACGGCGCTTGCGCTTTACTTTCCGAAATCCAAAAAGCTTTTAGTTGAGTTCTGGACGCCGAAAGATTCTCTGCTGGAGCGTGCCAAAACTGACCATGTTCCTTATGACGCCTGGCTGCGTAATGGCTTTATTCATGCGCCGCCTGGTAAGGCGGTTAACTATGGTTTTGTGGCGGTGCGTATTGGTGAGCTGGCGGCCAGATACGAAATTAAGTGCATCGCGTTTGACCAGTACCGCATCAAGTATCTGGAGCCAGAACTCGAAAGCGAGTCTGTAAGCGTTGACCTTGTTCCGCATGGTCAGGGCTTTTATAAGGCGCAGGAATCCGGGCTATGGATGCCACGATCAATTGAGCTTTTCGAAGAGCACCTGAATAACCGGGTATTGGTTATCCGCCCTAATCCCTGCCTGCGCTGGAATGCCGCCTCTGCGGTGCTTGAGGCTGACCAGAAAGACAACCGCATATTTGCCAAAAAGAAAAGCACCGGCCGTATCGACGGCGTGGTGGCTTCGGCTATGGCAATAGGTGCAGCAGAGGATGCAGTGCTGGTGGACAGCGGCGATCCTGATGACTTTTTTGATGACCCGATCATGGTAGGTATCTGATGAAGGAAAAAAAACAGCCGGGTCGCATCAAGAGCGCGATTGTGAACTGGCTCGGTGAATCGATTGGGCTTAATGATGCTGCGTTCTGGCAGGAGTGGTATGGCACAAGCAGCAGCGGAAAGGTCGTGACAGCAGAGAAAGCGCTGGCGCTGGCCTCTGTCTGGGCCTGTGTGCGCCTGCTGAGCGAGTCAGTTTCAACGCTGCCGATGAAGGTTTACGAACGCTCAGCTGACGGCTCGCGCAAGCTGGCGCTTAATCATCCTGCTTATCAGCTGCTGTGCCGCCGCCCGAACAGCGAAATGACGCCGTCGCGCTTCATGCTGATGGTCGTTGCCAGTATCTGTCTGCGGGGTAATGCCTACGTTGAGAAAAAGATGATCGGCACCAAGCTGGTCTCACTGGTTCCGCTGCTTCCCCAGAGCATGAAGGTGGAGCGGCTGGACAGTGGCGAACTGCAGTACACCTACACTGAGAAGGGCGTACCGCGCATCATTCCGGTTAAAAATATGATGCACATCCGGGGCTTTGGTCTGGATGGTGTATGCGGAATGATGCCGATGCGCACCGGGCGAGACGTGTTTGGCGCAGCGATGGCGGTTGAAGAATCAGCCGCAAAAATTTTTGAAAACGGTATTCAGACGTCAGGTTTCTTTCTGTCAAAGAACCTGCTGACCAAAGAGCAGCGCCAGAAAAACCGCGAAAACCTTAACCGGTTCGTTGGTTCAAAAAACGCGGGCAAGATGATGGTCCTTGAGGGCGACATGTCTTACCAGGGCATCACCCTTAACCCGGAAGATGCTCAGATGCTGGAGTCACGATCATTCAGTATTGAGGAAATCTGCCGCTGGTTCCGCGTGCCGCCGTTTATGGTCGGTCATGTTGATAAGCAGAGTAGCTGGGCGTCGAGCGTTGAAGGCATGAACCTGCTGTTTCTGACGAATACGCTGCGCCCGATGCTGGTGAACATTGAGCAGGAGATTTCACGCTGCCTGCTGAACGGTGATGAAGACCTGTTTGCTGAGTTCTCCGTTGAAGGCCTGCTTCGTGCCGACAGCGCCGGGCGCTCTGCTTATTACACCACCGCGCTGCAGAATGGCTGGATGTCCCGTAATGACGTGCGCCGTCTGGAAAATCTGCCGCCGATTGAGGGTGGTGATATCTATACCGTGCAGCTGAACCTGACACCGCTTGAAGACTTACGCAAAAACAGCACCGCCGCAAGGGCCACGCTGTTGCGCGAAGTCCACAATGCCGTTTTCCCGGACATTCCTTTCGAACAATCACCGCTTAAACAGGCGGCTTAGGAGCATCCCCAATGACAGTAAAAAGTCTTCCGGCAGCGCCGGAGGGGCGGCCTTTTGCGCGCGAAAATCGCGACCTGCCGTCTTCCGCAATGGAGCACTGGAACAGCGGTATCAAAGCCGCAAAAAGTGATGACAACAGCATCTCTGTGTTCGACGTCATTGGCGCTGACTGGTACGGCGACGGTGTCACCGCCAGCCGCATCGCTGCCGTGCTCCGCTCAATCGGCGGTGCTGACGTGACCGTGAACATCAATTCGCCTGGCGGCGACATGTTTGAAGGCCTAGCGATCTACAACCTGCTGCGCGAGTACGAGGGGAAGGTAACCGTCAAGGTGCTGGGCCTTGCAGCCTCCGCTGCGTCGATTATCGCGATGGCCGGTGATGAGGTGCAGATCGGTCGCGGTGCCTTTCTGATGATCCATAACTGCTGGGTTTATGCGATGGGCAACCGTCACGATCTGCAGCAGATTGCGGCGGACATGGTGCCTTTTGATAAGGCGATGAACGATATCTATGGCGCACGGACCGGTCTGAATGCGGCCACCATCGACGCGATGATGAATGCCGAAACCTATATCGGCGGCAGCGATGCGGTTGAAAAAGGTTTTGCAGATCGCCTGCTGGCGGCAGACGAGATTGCAGATGGCGACGACAGTCCTGCAGCTGCGCTGCGCAAGCTGGACGCGATGCTGGCAAAAACCGATGCACCGCGCTCCGAGCGTCGAAAACTGCTTAAAGCGTTAACCGGCGGCAAGCCTGGCGCTGCTGCCACCCCTGAAGGTATGCCGGGCGCTACCGACGAAATCAACCCCGAAAATATTGCTCAACTTAAAAACGCGCTGGCCGCGTTCGGCTAATAAGGATTCATCATGTCAGATGTAAATGAGTTACTGAAAAAGGTATCTGCAAAGCTGGAGGAAGTGTCCGGCACTTTCAGTCAGAAGGCTGAAGATGCGCTCAAAGAAGCGAAAAACTCCGGCCAGCTGTCTGCTCAGACCAAAGAAGCAGTAGATAAAATCGCTACTGAATTTAACGCGCTGACTGAGGCAAACAAGTCGCTGAAAGCATCGCTGGGTGATCTGGAGCAGCACGTTGCGCAGATGCCGCTGGCGAATGCGAAAAATATTATCGAAACGGTAGGTGGTCAGGTTGTTTCCTCCGAAGCGCTGAAAGCGTTTTCAGCCAGCATCGAAGGCAATAAGCGTCTGAGCATCCCCGTTAAGGCCGCGCTGCTGTCCGTTAACGTGCCGGGTCAGATCGTAGCGCCAGACCGCCAGCCGGGCATCGATCAGCAGCCAAAACAGCGACTGTTTATCCGCG